AAGCGTGAAGCTGTCTTGGGGGGAATAGCGATATCAGGTTGCTACCCCATGGTCACGAGGAAAGGGCTATACGCCCGCATGCAGGCACTGATCGGTCGCGCCTTCTTACAGAAGCCGAGAAGCGACCCAAAGGCCTGGGCAAAATTGGAGGAGATGAAGCACCTCATTTTGCCGGCGGGCGCCCTGGACGGGCCGCGAATGAGTGTGGAGGATTGGATAGCCTCTATGCCGGGAGCACGCAAGCGTGCATTGAAGAGAGCATGGATACAATTCCAGGCGGACGGCTCCCTTGAAGACAAGGACCTCACGTTCTCTGCTTTTGTAAAGCAAGAGCTCCTCGCCGCATTCGAGGAGTATGACGGTGCCTTGTCCAAGCCCCTGGAGGAAACCATCGCACGGATGATCATGGCCCCCCAAGAAAAGGCTCACTTGGTGGTGGGACCAGTGATCAAGCCGAAGCTCTACCGGCTAAAAGAGCACTGGAACAACGAGAACTGGCTATTCTATGGCGCAACGACTCCCAAGAAGTTGCAGAAATGGCTAGATGAAAGCGTCGGAGCCTGCTTGGACGGAGAGGTCTTCGTTTTTTGGTGTGATTTTTCGATGTTCGACTGCACGCATTCAGCGCACAGTATGAAACTCATCGAGAGTTACTACCAAGAGATGAAGACTGACGACCTGTTCAAGAAGGTCATCGATGCTTGGCGTTATCCAGGAGGGACGATGGGCGAGCTGAAGTACAAGCTAGAGCAGATAATGCTTGCTTCAGGACGCGACGACACCGCACTCATGAACGCTATGTTCTGTGCGTTTGTCATGGGCATGGCAGTGACAGCGGCAATCAGGAACAAGTCGCTAGAGGAGCTGGACGAAGAGGACATGCGCTTCGCAATGGCTTATGTGCGCATAAGTATTTGCGGGGATGACACCCTCGGTTTCCTGCCCAAGTCCATGTGGCCCAGACGGGTCCAGATCATGGCAAGTATCGAGAAGAACTTGACCCGATTTGGACTTGTCCCGAAGTTGGACTGCTCCAATTACCTTGGGAGTGCAGTCTATCTGGGGATGAGACCCTACAACGTGCCAACCCCCACGGGCAGGCAGTGGTTGTGGGGACGAACAGTGGGTCGGGCAGCCTATAAACTAGGTTGGATGCTCGACCCCAACAAGGGCGATGCGGCAGCGTGGGCAACGGGAGTTGCCGATTCGATTGTCCGCACACAGCCCTATGTACCACTGTTGTCCGATCTGGCCAGGAAAACGCTCGAGCTGAGGGAGGGGTGTCGCCGCACCCCAGTCCTCGCCGACCCCAACAAACCCTGGACTCACTGGACACCTCGCGAGGACCTTGGGACTCTAACGTACGACGACATCACCCTCGAGTGTTTGCACCTGTCCTACGAGACTCCCACTCTCCATGGGCCCGAAAGGCCGGTTGGCCCTACTGTAGACGCTCTCCGTCGCAGCAAGGCCAATATCAACAGGATCGACCGTCTCCCCTACAACCTGGCCGACGAGGCACTGCAGTTCTGCTGCAATAGGGACGACAAATGATCCGAACGGGTTGCCAGACCTTAGAGCACGAACTAACCTTTCTGTTTGACGATTTTATTGCCAGTCAGAACACACAACAATGTCTCGAACCGGACTCAAATCGCTAGATCAGGTTGCTCAAACAATTTGTTTACCCAATGAACGAGCACCTGTCCGTCTACCTACCTACCCCTCCATAGACAAGACGGCTCTATTCCGATACCGCTACCAAAACACAATTAGCCTCAAGGATGACATCTTGGTTGGGCCGGACGGGTCGCACTCGTTGAACATTCCCGGGCGAAAACGTTTCCTTCTTAGTCGTGATCCTTCGGCCCCCTTGCTTGTAGACACCGTTCATCTTCTACAACATTCATGGGGCCTGAATCCGAACGACGCTGATGGGACAGTATTCTGCCGGGGGGAAACATTCAACACTGCAGACTATTCCGCCACTGAGGCAACGGTCCACACCGTGGAAATCGACAAGTGTTATCCCATTGAGTATTACAACACCCTTCCCTCGGGTATGCTCAATGGAAAACAATGGTTCGTTGTTCCACGGACCCTGGATGCACAAGGCAGGTCTCAAGGTTTTCTTGACCGAATGCTAGTCGGTCTAATAACAGAGAGCAGCAGCATTGTGCAAGGGGCCAATCCTCTCGGAAGAGGGTTGGTAAGGACACACCGACGTGATCAACAGCCAAACTTCAACGCCGTGGCTGGTGAGTTGTGTTGCGACTACACCATCACGGTAGAGATCATGAATCGATACGGTGTCATCAGCGACGAGGTAATTGCGTTTGATTGGTCAAATGGTGACTATTCGTGGTGCGTGGGATTAGATCCAGACACTGCTATGGTACGCATCAAATCCGTTTCATACGGAGGAACTTTTCGAACCATCTTGGGCCCTACATCGCTCGGACCATCGCTACCCAGCGCGCATGTCTATCCAGTTCTGGGATTGGCACGCTCCGGGGCACACCTTCCGGAGGGTGGTCCGCCAACCACATTTCGTTGTTTATCCCTGCCAGCTACTCCCATCAATCCGGAGTACTATAATTCAGTCGCGCCGTTCCAATCGACGCGGCTAAATTCATCGGCAGTGCTATTGACAAATGTGACAAAGGTGTTGAATAAGGAAGGAACCGTCCAGTCCTCCAGACTGCTGTTCAATCCACACGCGGGGCGAACCTTCCACCACGCCGATGTTGTGGCTGTCTCCACCTCAAACCCCGATACACGTTATTTTGGGGCACTAGAGAAGGGGGCTTACACATTCACCGCGCCGGATCAGGAGAGCCTGAAGTTCGTTACTCCATATCAAACAGTAAGTGTTGCTGACACAGGAACAGCGGACGGGAATATCATTCCCTTAACACTGGTTCTTCCACGGCCTGTTGAGCGACCATTGCTAGACCTAGAGGCCAAATATTACAACTGTATAATTTGCGCCGACTTGGACAGCACTGACGACTCTCAACTCGCCATGACACTAGACACACACTGGGAGTTCAGAACGATTTCAACGCTATACACCTTGGACTACTCCCGAATGCCAATGGAGGTGTACCACGCGGCAATGCTGGCAGTGGTTAAAGCCGGATTCTTTTACGAGAACAACAGTCACGCACGGATACTCAAAATGTTGAGTCATGGGTTGGAATTTGCCACCCCAATGATCAATGGGTATCTGAATAGTGGCTATCCGGCCCACGCCGCCGCTGTCGGTGCCGCCAAGCTTGTGAAGTATGGGGCTACCAAGGCCCACGCTGCATACAAGGCACACCAAGAGAAGAAGAAGAAGAGTAACCATAAACCCAAGGACAACCGCAAGTCTAAGGGCAACATGCGTCAGAAGGGGCTCAAATAGCCAGTAGAGACGGCAACACCTAGTGAGAGCAGTGTCCTATAGGTTGAATGCGGACACCCTGCAAATGTATACGACTGCCTTTCGCACTTGTATTATAAGAGGGTCCCGTGTTCATGCGGCCTATAGGGAAAGGTTGAATGCGAACACACTCCAGATGTATACGACTGCATTTCGCACTTGTATTATAAATGGACTGACTAATGTTCGCTCCCTCCATCATACAGCAATTTCTGACGAAGAAAACTGATGAGAGGATGGCATCCTTGAAAGCACTCAGAAAGGTGACATCAGGTCGAGATGTATAAAAACGACCAACCCGTTGCAGCGCGGGTCAAAACAAGGCTGTGACTGGAAG